CTTTTTACGATTGTATTTGTTCTTTGTTTCTAACTGGATATCAAACTTTGGTAAAGTAACACTCTTTACTAACATATTAACTTCATTAGTATGTCTTTGAACCCATCCTGGCAATACTTTGTTAACTACACTGTCGTTTAAATTAAGGGTAACGTGATAAAGAAACTTTTGTTTTGGTGCAAGTCTAAAATTATCATCTGTATATAGTCGAGAGGCGTGAGCCCAGTCAGCCATATCGCCTTTAGGGCTTAATGCACCGTTAACTAAATTATCAAAAAATCCATTGAATATACTTGGCATACTAATATTTATCCAATGCTAAAAAGTGCGTATATAAAGAAAAAGGGAGCAATGCTCCCTAATTCAATAGACTGTTAACTGTTTGAACTATTAGCTTGCGCCAGTAGTTGATGCAATACCTGCTACAGCTCTGCCAATAGCTTGGCCTACGCCGCCGCCACTTGCACCTTGTGTTTGAATTGCATTGTCGTACTTAATAGTTAGTGAAACTGTTACTGGCTCATTAGCAGAGTATGCTAGTGAGTTGTAGTTTGCACTTTCTAAGTAACAACCATATAGCTCAAATGTATCTAGTGTTTCTGGTGAATAGTTACCGTTACCACCGTCTAGAATTTCAATTCTAGTTACGAACTTGTAATCAATTCCGCTTGCTGCACTCGACTGTTCCATAAAGTCGAACTGTCTTTGTAGTTGTTCACCAACTAGTTTTTGTACAGCGCCAGTAGCATCGTCTCTTAAAGTTAGCGTAATCGCTTCCCAGGTATGTTTACCTGCAAGATAAACTCTTGAGTTATATACGTCAACAGTCATTGTCTCGAAGCTTACGTTTGGTCTAGTAACATCCTGTACCTGTTTAGTAAGTTCTGTAACTTCGCCTGCACTTACACCAAAGTTTTCCAAGCTCACTCTAAAGCGATATTGGAGTTTTGGCATAAGCAACCCTTGTGTAGAGTTGCTTGCATCCGAAGCTAATGGAACTGTGATTTTTGATAATGATGAAATAGCCATTTACTTTGCTCCTATGTTAATTATATTTATCATCTTACAAGCCTGCTATCTCACCAGTATTTTTAAGTCTTAGCGGAATGTAAATAAATTCAACTGCTTTAACTGGTTCAATCGCAATATCCAAATATAGCTCGTTTCTGTCAATACGTGCTGGAGTGTTGTTGCTTTCGTCACATACAACTAAGAAGTCATATAGTGCTCTTGCACCGACTAGCTCTAGCATTAAACTCTCTGCTGCCTGTTTGATTTGATCACGTGTGATCTTGTCGTTTGGCTCAAAGATATATGGTTTCGCTAGTTTGTTCAACTGTCCACGTAAGTAAATTACTAGACGTGCTACGTTGATTCTATCTAGTGAACTTGCTGCTCTTGCACGAGTCTTTTGACCATATGCAACTAAGCCTGCGCCGTTGATAAATGTAATTGGGTTTACGCTGATACTGTATAGTGTATCGCGCTGTCCTTCGTTAAGTGCAACACTTACAAATTCGCCCTCAGCATCCACATAACCTGTTGCTGTTGCGTTTGTAATTCCACCTCTTCTTGTACCTGCTGGTGCAAACCAAGGATAGCTAACCTGATCGCTAAGTGCGATTGTACGTAGCATCATATGGCTTGGTGGAACAACTACATTGTTACCTGCGTTATCACTTGTAAAGCCCCAAGGATAAAATACACCTAAGTATTCGTCTCTGCTTACTAAGCCATCGTCGTTGTCTTCAACTGCTAAGTTAACATTCTGACCCCATTCATTTAATGCTGTTGCATTTGACTCTAATCTAGCTGGAACATCGCCAACGATAAATGCACTTAAACCTCTATCAGCATTAAGTGTAATCATCTCTCCAATTAGCTCTGGATAGCCAGGTGTTGCTAGTAGGTTAAAGATTCTTGATTCATCATCTCTGATTTCATCGTTGCTATTCATTTCAGCTTGTAACTGTTGTACAACAACTTTACGCTGTGCGTGACGTCCAAAAGAGCCGCTTCCGTCTTCTTGGTTGCCAGATTCTGTAACCCAACGATGTGGATGATAACCGCTCATTGCTTCGTCGCTATAACGACCATTATCGGCTGTTGTGTCAATGTAGTTACGTACAAACTTCTTAACGTTAAATCCTGAACGTCTTAAGTTCCAAAGCAACATACCTTGTGGGTATAATGCCGGATCTGGACAATCTGGATCTACATAATCACTAGTTGATAATGCTGCAATAGTTGCTTCATCGCTTGCTGCGCCTGAAGCTGCCCAACGTGCATCTGCAAATAGTATACCGTCTTCAGTTGTTTGGTCTGACTTATCAATTAGTACCCATCTTTCGCCTGCTGCTAAAGCTGCATTGTACTTGTATATTGTAGGATAGTTTTCTAAGTCTGCTGTGCTTACCCAAATATCTCCGTCCACAAGTGAATTACCACTTGAGTCTGCTGTTGGTTCTGTAGCAGCAACTAGAACTTCTGCCCCTGCAAATACATTTGCAAGTCCATCCCACTTAGTACCGTCGTGTACCATAATATCAACTTCATCAACAACTGAACTGTACCATAATGTACCGTCTGCTGTAGTTGAAGTAGGAGCATCTGCTGATGCAGTAAATGTTGAAAGCACTGCCCAGTTAGAAGCTAGGAAATCGTATACAGTGCCAGGTGATGCAACTAAATTATCGGTGCTTGCACTAAATCCAATTAATCCAAGTACACCGTCTGTATCTGTAATACGGAAGTCGCCACCTTTAGTATGACTAATAACAACTCTGTTAGTTGAATCTACTGAAGCAACTATGTTTGTAAATCCTGCAGAGTTAATTCCGTCTGCTATTACATCTGAATCTGTTGTTGCATTTGTAGTAGTCACTGTGACTGTTTTTGCTGTTAAGGTATTTGTACCAACTGTTGTCTCAGCAATGTCAAAGCTATATGCTTGTGCTGCTACTGCTGTTACTGCGCTAGATACAATAGTAGTTGCGCCTGAGTTAGCTCTACGATAAACTTTGAATTCACCTAGTTCGTCTGCTGCCTCTGTCCAATTTGATTGTACATAAAGATCGCCTACTGCAAGATTGATTCCGCCTCCGCTGTTATCTAGTGCTTTTAGAGCTTCCATATTGTTGTCATAAATTGGTGCTTCTACTAGATCCCAAAGTTCTGTATCTGCATTCCAAACTTTAATTCTCCAACGAGCACCGCCATTTGGTTCTGTTGTTTTGATCCAAACACTTGATGTTGGACGAGGCTTAGAAGAACTTGTCTTCCATTGTGGAACTGAAGTATGTGGGTCAATTACAAGTTCTGGTTTGTAATATGTACCTGCTGTAATTGCTACTTCTGCTAATAGTCCTGTGCCTTCTGCAATAACAATGTTATCATCGGTTGTGCCATCGTTAAAAATAGCCAACTGTCCGTCAATGTTTGCGGCCGAAACACCTGCGTTGCTTAGGTTGCTCACTGCGTTAATTGCTGTTACTACAGCATCAACGTCTGTACCTGTTACGCTAACTGTTTCGCCATCAATTGTAAATGTATTACCATTTGTAATAGTTGTAACTGAACCGCCAGTAACACTTGGAACAGTACCTGTCCAAGTATCTGTACCAACTTTTACCCAGTCACCTAAGTAGTTTTTATAGAATACTGTATAAGCGGTTGTTTGTCCTGCTACAATAGCATAGTCGCCAATTGATCCAACTGATCCTTTAGGTACTCCGCCAGTTACCTGTGAAGCAGATGTAATTACAATTGGTGCTTGAACTGAAAAACTTTGTCCGCCTGTAGTTGTTACTGCACCGCCGTTCCATTCAAAAACGCCAAATGCAGATGAAGCAGTATCTACCCAATATGCGCCGTCTGCTGGATCTCCTGCAGGTGCATCTGCTGTTGCTTGTAGAGCACCAAGATCTACGTCTGCACGTACTACCCAAGCTCTGTTTGATACGCCCAGTAGTGAGTATGCTGCTTGTAATCCATATTCATTTAGTTCACCTGCGTGAATTGGATTGTTGTTATTATCTGTATAAAATATTGGATCGCCAAAGGTTTCTGTCAAATCGCGCTGCGAAGTAAGCAAGTAAGGCTTACCGGCATTTGCTTTTGTAGTACCTGGAGCAATACCTGAGCCAGCGCCATTAGTTTTATTTTCGGCGGTGGCCACGAATATCATTGGAACTGTACCTGGCTCCGCTGGTGTGTAGAAACTTTCGTCTACAACGGATACCTGTACTCCTGGTGATGTTAGTGCCATTATAATTCTCCTATTAATAGTTTGTGAGCATTCGTTACTATTATTTAGCACAATTGATATAAAACACCTTAATAAACCACCGCAAAAAGGGACCAAAAAGGTGTGCTAAATACAATATGCGACCATTATGCAAGTGCGGACAGCGACCTGCTGCAATTAATTATAAAAAAGGTAACAAAGTTTACTATAGAAGCCTATGCGAACGATGTTTACGCAACGGCTTAGGACACGGTATTCCTAAATGGAAAAGGTCTGGTTACGAGAAAAAAAATACTTGTGAAAAATGTGGTTTCAAATCTAAACACAACGAACAATTTAACGTATTCCACATTGATGGAGATTTACAAAATTGTCGTCCTACTAATCTGAAAACAATTTGTGCAAACTGTCAGCGTCTTCTTCAAAAGGACGGGGTGCGTTGGAAACAAGGTGACTTAGTCCCCGATTTCTAAATATTGTACGAATCAGTGTGTCAACGTTTCTTGCTAGTCTTTTGAGATCACCATTGTTGTCAATAGTGTAGTCGCACATCCATTGTTCAATACTCATACTATCATTTGATTCGAGTGGTAAATGATCTGC